CCCTCGGGCCTTGTGGATCAGGGAAAATCTCATCTACATCCCAATCATTCGCCTCCAGCCACTTCTTCGACACCACTGCTTTATCCCACATCGCCCCAATCGGACTGAGAGCCGCTTGCACCAATTGGTTCACCCGGTCTTTCCGTTGCTGTCCGCTCACTGCCGAAGGATCGGCGGTTGGGAAAATCCTACCGACGTTCGCGTAATCATCGGGTTGGAGTATAGCATCAGGGCCTTCAGTCAGGTCGAAGTAATTCGGGCTCGTCGGCAAGTAGAGTCGATTGAGGTTAACCAGTTTGGTTAGCTCCTCACGGAAACTCCGGTACATGCGGGCGTAGATGCCCGAGAAGAGCATCATGCCCTGCTCTACGGTCGTTTGTGCGGTCGTGGCGGGGGTGTTCTGCCCCGGAGACACACCGGTCATGATGTCGGTTGCGCTGCTGATGCGCTCCCCGTACTGAATGAGAACGCCAAGCAGATTGAACAGCACCTGGGAAGGCTCCCGCACGGGCAGAGGGAAAATCCCCTTTCGCAGATCGTCACCAGTGCTGTCCACCACCTTCCATTCAAACGGATCGAAGGAATTCTTCCCTGCGCGCATCTTCACACCACGCGACAAGAAGCCGCCTGCGGTGTTGCTCATCGTGCCTGCATCAATGAGCTGGTTAATCATCGTGTCAACGGCTTGGTTCACCGGGCCGAGCAGCGCGCTCAAACCAAGACCGTAGAACCCACCATCGGGCGAGGGGACGAAGGTGTACTTGGTGAAGAACTTCTCAGGGTCAATTCGAACAATTGAGTTCGTCGGGTCGTGCAGAATCCGATCTGCACGCTTCTCGAAGTTACTCTTCTGCTGCATGTCCTGCGTCTGCAGGGCAGCATTTTCGAGCTTCCGCATCTCAGTGTCGTACTTGCGATGCACACCCTGCTCAAAGAATCGAGCAACAATCCGATACACATGCCCCGTGTCCAGCCGCGCACTGATCACATACGGCTCTGCGTAGCCATCCCCATCGAAATCGAACCAGCAGTGCTGCTCAAGCACTTGGAACTCCTCGGGATCGACGTTTGCAGTGAGGCCCTGCACCTGATTGCTCACCTGCTCCAGGATGTTTGCAACGGGCGAGTACGTGCCGGGCTTTTGCTCATTCTTCTCTTCCAGGAACAGCCCCTGCGCGATCCGCTCAGCGATCTTGTTCTGACTCATGCTGATGCGGTGTGTTGCACGACCAGCAGTGTCAATGTGCTTGCAGTGGTAATCAACAACAAAATCCTGCGCCGGGATAAACTCGCTGACGTTCATGCCCTGCACGGAATCGTAGTAGCTCTTCTTGAAGGCACTGCCGACGAGAGCCGCCGCGAATTTGGTTGTCTCATCCGCGTCCATCCAGCCCACATCTTCGTCAGTGAGCTGCATGTTGATGTGCTGAGTAAGACGCTTCATGCGGAGGGACTTTTCACCCTTCGGATCGGCTCCAACATGGCGGAAATGGGCGATGTGGTTGCCCTTCGTCAGGATGCTGATGCGAGCCAGGAACTGCAGCGCACCAACAGTCACGAGCGGGAATTTGACATTTGACGCATTCACCCAAGGGAAGTTCTTCGCCTCCCGTACCTGCAATGCGATCTTGATCCCTTCGGCATGGCGCTCAGCCCATTCAGTGCGACTGCTCACGTCTTTCACGTACCCACCAACTACCCATTTGCCGATAGCGCTGCGCTCGTCCTCGTTCAGCTTCTCCGCGAGGTTAGGCGAATTGACAATATCCTCCAGCTTGAACTTCTTCTTCACCTGAGGCAGTGTGGGCAGGGCAATCGCATCCTGCTGCGCAATCATTTGCATGGTTAGTATCCTGTGACTTGTGAGCGGCCCTGTTCAGCCGGAGAGGAAGTATCCGCGTAATACAGCTCCTCGTCGCTCATGAAATCTTCAACAGTGAGCAGAGGGAGAGTGTCAAACCCGCGTGAGAGTATAGCACTCGAATCGAACTGATCGTCAAGAACAGACTCGCTGTAGCCGGTGAAGCGCAAGCATTCGTGTTCGTATGCAGCGTACCAAGGGGCTTCTTTGTCGAACTTGCAGGAGAATCTGCGCATGCGCTTCTGCCAGCTGCGCCCACGCACGGCCTTGTCCTTGGTGGAGGAGAGGGCGACGATATTCATGAAGGTGTTCTTTGCCCGCATTTCCAGCGTGAGGATAGGTTCAATGGCCTTCCAGATCACGCCATCTTCCACGAACCAGATCTCTGGGTGGATTGCCTGTTCGAGTTCGATCATCTGATCGATGATCTCATCAGTTGCCCACCGATCGACCTTTTGATGGAAGAAGTACAGGAAGTTCTCTGCACATTGCCCGGCAACAGTAAAGGAGGTGCGGTTGGCCTTGTTGCTCTTGCTGATGGCGAAGTCAACCCCCACGCACACTCGCATGGGTTTCTCGAAGTCCTCATCGGTCATGCCAATGAATTGATCGGCGGTGAGGTAGCCATCCGTGTTGTCGTAGGGATCGTTGAGGTATTCCTGGGAGTAGCCCGCAACGTCTCCGTCATCGATGTAGCCCTGCCGGATAGCTCGCAGATCATCCTCAGTGAACTGCTCCGGCCACAAACGTTCGCTGAAGTCATCAAAGGCTTTGTGGGCCTTGTAGAAGAGCACCTGCCAAGTCTTTTTCTCACGGGTCTGCTTGTGGAAACGGGCTAGGAGGGAGTCTTCGTGAAGAACAGTACCGTGTACCCGCAAACGACCACCACGACGCAGAGCAGGAAGAACAGCGCGGTTAAACCATTTGCGGAACTTCTCGCGGCGCTCCTTGTTTTCCACCTGCTCGTCGTCCTCCAGATCGTCACACACAATAAGTCCAGGACGAGTACCACGCCACTTACGACCACGAAGCTTTTGACCAGAGCCGCGAGCAAGAATTCGAAACTGATGTCCATCCTTGAACTCCACAATGATTTCAGTTTTGCTGTTGGTGACGAAGCCCTTAATTTCGAAGTCTTCGATCAGGTCTTCGTTCTCAGTCAGCTCGCGAGTGATGTCACCCAAATGCTCAATTGCCAATTCCTCATTGGTGGAGATTAGGATGACGTAGCTCTCGACTCTGAACAGGACAGTAGCTAGGATGAATACGTGGGTGAGGGCGGAGGATTTGGCGTGACCGCGAGGGGCAATGACTGAGGCTTGTTTTACAGGGGATGCGTACAGCTCCCAGCCCTCACGGTGAAACTGCGGAGTGGGCTTGACCTCATCAAAGCCACTGTACAGATAGGCAACAGCAAAGCCCTCAATCACCTCAGCAGTGAGAGCGGATGCCTTGAGTTTTGTTTGCAGGTCATTCGCCATTCGGTACGTCCTTTGCAACTACGTCAACCACCTCACCGCGATTGCGTGCCTGGGCTTCGAGGATCTTTCTCATCACACGTTCGCTGGCAGTCTCACCCCCACCAGCAGGAGCAGGGAGTTCCTTCGGCTGCAGCCCCAAGCCCAAGGCCTTCACACCAAGCTCTGCTGCCTTCAGCACTGTCAAATCGTTCACCCCCGCGAGGTTCAGCTTCTCCGAGAGGACAGTGGTACTGCGAATAGCAAGAGCGCGGAATCGTTCATCGAGGGTGGCTGCGAGGGAGGGATCAGCAACCTCATGCCGCCGACCGTCGAGAGCACGCTGGAACGTGTCGCTCGCCAGAACAGCTGCCATCCAGGAAGGCTGTCGCCCGAAGTGTGCTGCGAAGCGAGAGTGTGGCCAATCGGGGTGATCGATCATCAACTGCACCATCAATGCAGGAGAGTAAACAGGCGCAGGCGTGCTCGGAGGTTCAATGAGCGCCGGAGGCGGAGCGGATTCCTTCACCTCAGCATCATGCAGCCCTTGCGCGAGTTGCTGCAAATCCAATTCAGTTGACATCAGACCCTCCGCAGTCCAGTTGCAGCAACGCCCAGTGCTTCGAGAGCGAACTTTGCGCTCGCATCCTCCTTCGACAGCCTTTCGTTGAGCACATCGATGCTGCGCACCGCAACCGTGCGGAGGCGGTCATTGAGAGTTGCACTGAGCTGCGGGTCGATGAGCTTCTCTTTACGCTCGGCGAGTCGTGCCTTGAAGGAGTCACTGGCAACCACTCGCCCGATCCAACCTGGGCTGTAGCCGAACACTTCAGCAAGCTCTGCGTGTGTGACAGTCGGCTCTGCGAGGATCAAGTCAATCATTGCCTCGTGTGTGTAAGAGAGGCGCATGGGCTTCTTTTCTGCTGCTTGGGTCATGGCAGACCTCGTTGGTGTGGATGATGGCTGGAGGATACGCGAGGAGGTGGCTTCCGGCAACGAGCTCAGTTGAGCAGGAGAATAGGGTCGGAACAACTTGTACCCTGAACTCGCGCATAAGAGGAATTTTCAGAATTTCTGCCCGCAATTAATAATTATTAATCGCCGTCAATAAATAGCAATCACCAGCCAAACAGCAATAGCAATCACGAGGAGAGGCAGCTCAGTGGGACAGAGTTGAAAAATTTTATAAAAAATCGGAAGGGGTGCATTGCAACTTTTCCCTCAGTTCGAATTTTCCCCCCCACCCCCTCCTCCCATTTGACATAACGTCCAATTATCAACCGATTGCACCTCCGATGGGGCTGCCGGACGTGCCGTCGGGCCTCAAATCACCTCGCAATGGCCCCTGTGCGCGTCGTGCGGGCCTGTTGACGCGGCGAGAGCGGGGCAGCTATTAACAGGGAGGGGATGACAGGCGGGCGGGCGGGTGCAATGCACAATGGAGATGTTCCCCTGTCTCCCCATGCTAGCCTGTCTACTCACTCCCCTAGCCTGTCTAGTGCTACCATCCTGTTGGTTGCTAGTAGCAGGTGCGTGGGGATGGGGAGGCCCGGCATTGTACTTACCCGCGAGCTAAGGGGCCGAAAAAAGATAGCAGATTGTTGTTGACAGACCCTGTGCATGTGCTATTATTCAATCAACGCAACGCAGTAACTAAACAGGAGCAGGAACATGATTACTAAGGAACAGGCAATGACGGCGCGCAATTTTGAGCATGTTTCGCTCAAGAATGCTGACGGTACTCCAGTACGATGCCGTGTGAATGGCGCATGCAAAACGTGGAAAACGCGCACTGCGGATTTCAAATTGCCGGTCAAGTACGGCCTGAAGCAGTGTTTCTATATCGACAACACCAATGCACATGAATGGGTGTGCGCGTAACAGATCGAAACGGCCCCTGCGGCCGTCCACACGTTAGGCGTGTGCTGATGAGATCAATTTGTGAGGTGATGTGATGGAATTTGAGCGCGTCAAATCCGGCGAATACGCAGGGCAGTTTGTGCGGCTGCCTGTAGTGAAATTGAACCAAAAAATCGTGAATGCACCGCGATCCGGGCGCACCGTTTCCGGTTATGGGAAGAATCTTGCAACCAATTACATGGTGCGCACGGTTGATAACAAGTGGCGCCGTGTGTATGCCGTGTGCTACTCCAATGCTTCGACGCTGTATGTGAGAATCGGTGGAAGCCGTGTGATCGTTGATTTGCTGTGAGGTGATGCAATGCCCCGTTACCGTTCGACCCTATGTGAAACCCGCAACCTGCGTACAGGCGCGGTGAGGTACTATATTGAGAAGTGCGGCGCATTCCAACGTGTGGATGCACGGGAATTCTTCGCGCGGTACAATCTCGCGGATGATTACGAGTGCCTGCACCACAATGAATCCCGTGGCGTGCGTCGGTTTTACACAACTATCGTATGGAGTGAGTGAAAATGAAACTGCAATTCGATTGGACGCGAGTGAAAAACGACGTCAATGGCAACCCGCGCTATGTCTGTCACTTCCTGGCGCTGAACACGGAAGCCGAGCGCAACGCAACCGGCGAGAACTGGATTCCGACTCAGGACAAGTACGCGATCGCCTGCAAGCGCGCTAACCGCATCGGCGGCCGCAAGTTTCACAACAAACAATACGGTGGCGGCGTTGTGTTTCAGTCTTACTCGCTTGACGAGACGCGCGCAGCGATCGCCCGTGTTATCCAAGCCGACGAGCGCGAAGTAGCCCAGCGTGCTAACTGCTACTGGATCGTTGACGACGTGATTGGCGAATCCGGGCGCGAGGGGTTCGAGGTCATGCACGGCAATGCAGACACCGCTGAAGGCTACAGCCAGTCTGCGCACAAAACGCTAAAGGCGGCGATTGCAAGCATTCCCAAGGGCGAGCCTGTGTACCGCGTTCGACTGGCGCGCCGGAACGGTGCGCACAGTGTTAAGCGGATCGCGTAACCCGTGCCCAACCGCTTCACCCTGATAGCCCGGGAAATCCTCAGAATTCCCGGGCGAAACGAAAGAAAACAGGCCGCGCTCAACGTAAGCAAAATGCGCGGCTTTTCCGATCATTACACCCTGCAGCGTTTCTTGACGCTGTGCGATGCAGATTAAGCGAGCCCACAAAATGACGACTATCAACGAAACCATCCGCACGGCAATGGCAAAAGCATTTTTCGCGAGCGCTTGGGCCGATACACAAGAAGAGAAAGACTCGGACGACGAAACCCGGATCAACCTATCCGGTTGTGAGATCATGGACATCATTGAAAACGAGGACATCGATCCGGCCGCGCTGCGTGCCGCGAAAACGCTGGAGTTCGACCTAAGCCGCGATAACCCGCTCTGGCGCGCGCAACCCGGCAAAGCCGACTTCGAAAATTTCCTGCAGGATCTGTTCAAACTCGCGCAATCGTGCGAACGCACGGAATACGCCGATCGTGACCTGACGCCCGAAAACTTCGGTCACTATCTCGCCATGCAGGCAATGGGACACGGCGTAGGGCTTGCGGATGCGTTCGGCTCTGCTGTCTACAATGCGATCAAAGTTCCTTATGTGGAGTTCGGCTCCCACTCGCTCGAACGCGATTATTGACCCTCAAAACCCCCGATACCCCATAGGCGAAGCTGGCGCAATATCGACGCCGGCTTCTCTCACGTCTGAGCCTGAAACAACGAACGCTTTACCGGCCCCTCCAACAGGCCGGATCACCAGGCTAACTATCGAATAATTGGCCGCGATTAAAAATTATTAATGGCGGTCAATAAATGACCGAGGCATACTGATGAAACATCACCGATTCGCGCAAACGTGGCGCACCCTCAAAACCGCGAACATCCACACATCCGCCACGGCTGAATTGTGGGCACTCAGCATCGCGTGCCTGATGGTCGCGGGGTTTATGGTGTGGGGTGTGAACCTGTTGTGTGATTGACAGACCGAAACACGGCGCACCACTCAATGCGTGCCGTGTCGATGCGTGAGGTGCATCCTGACGATGGTCAGACTAACTCTTTACAGGATTTTTATTATGGCGCGTCACTTCGGCCCGCAGCATGTCAAGAACGGTTATGCCGCTATGGGCCCCGCAATCGGTCGCCCGATGTACAAGGGAATCAATGCCAACAAAACGATTGCGGAAGCAATCGCTGCTGAACGTCGAAAGGCGGCAAAGGCAGCAGCTATCAAAAAGAAGTAAGCAACTCAAGGTCGAAACCCCCGAAAGGGGGTCGGTATGTAATGCATACCCTGATGAGACCTACTCAATCTCATAGAAACCATTGGGGGCTCAACCATGGCATACGGCGACAAACGGGATTACCCGAAAATTGACATTCTCTCTCACGACGGGAAATACCTTTGCTCAACTACATGGGCGCGCACCATTCGGGAAGCCGAACAAAGGTATGTTGCGGCGCATCCTGAACATATCCCCGTCCGTGCAGTTCGCGCAGGCAAGTAATCGATTCAATCTCATTGGAGGCTCAACCATGGCACGCAAAACCGCAATTTCCGCAGACGTTTATCAATCTACTCTCACGCTCACCTTTGCTGATGGGCGCGACATCGCAATCGACCTCAACTCGTTGTCGGAGTCGATCAAACAGCAGGCCATGCTCCACGGACTCAAACAAAAGCTCGTTGACGCGGCTGCACTCTCACGTAATCCCGAAACCGGACGCAGTGCGACGCTCGATGACAAATTCGCAGCCGTCAAAGAGGTTGCCGATCGCATCACATCCGCCGACGGCACTTGGAACAAGGAACGCAAATCCGGCGACGCGGCCGAAAACGGGGGCAACCTGTTGCTGCGTGCGATTCAGCATATGACCGGCAAGGATCGCACCTATGCGGAATCATTCCTGAACAGCAAAACCAAGGAGCAGCGTGCCGCGCTCAAGAAAAATCCGCGCGTGTTGTCGGCAATGGCTGAACTGCAGGCTGCTACGGTCGTAGGTGGGGTCAACACAGATGAGCTGTTGGGCGAATTGGGCATCGATGTACAGCCCGAACCGGCTGAACCGGCCCCTGCAGCCAAGCCTGCAAATCGCACCCGCCGGAAAGCAGCCCCGGCTGTTGCCGAGTGACAGTTTTGCACTCACGGCGGGTTGCTTAATAGGCGACCCTGCCGATTCATAGTACCCTAACACCACCCGCCGAGGGCATGCCCCCCCGGTTTTCGATTGAGCGCGCTATGCAACCATCCACCAAATCCTTCCTGCTCTACATTGCCTATAAACGCGCATCACGTGCGCAGTGCACTGTCCCTGTTGTGTTCCGTGTCTGGCGGTGGATGCGCGGGGAATCCAATGAGCGCCCGTGGGTAAAGTGATGAGCTACCTGCTCAACATTGTGTTCGCGTTCGCGGGTTTGTGCTGGCTCGTGTCGCATGGGTATTTTCATTAGCCAGCCCGTGGATGCATTTTCCGACCGCCATTAATAATTATTAATTGCCGTCAATAACCGTCCACCTTCAGGGGCGCTGCCGATCATTCGCGCAGCGCTTTTTGCATGCACGGGGGAAATGCGGGAAAATGCCTCATCACGCGGGGGAACCCGCGCCTATTCCCTTGTTATTGGAGCCCCCTCAGTGCCCCGCAAAAACACCCTCGACACGTTCGGCCCGGAGTTTGAGCAGCTATTACTCCGCGCCGACCACGCCCTGCGCAATGGCTCTCCCGAATTCGCCGTCCAATTCTCCTCGCCTAACCTCGCCGCGAAGCTTCGCTTTCGCGCATACGCCTATTTTCGGGCGCTTAAATCATCCCCCGATCGCCCAGATTTGACGGCCATGTGCACCGATCTATCAATCCGCACGGCATCGAGTGCATTGGTGTTTTTCCGAACCCAAGACAGTGCCGACGCACGCGCCCTACGCACCGCATTGGGCCTCCCGGAAGGCTTCGCCGACACTCAACGTATCACCGGCGTGATCGCGCCCTCCTCCGGCCACTCTGCCAATCTCGAAAAGCTCAACGAAATCCGTAATCGCAAGTAATTGCACTCAGGGGGTTGCAAAGTCCGGCTGGTGTGGTTACTATTCAATCACGCCAACGAAACACGGCGCGGAGCACAAACCCCGAATACGGCCCCCCGCCGATCAACAAATTGGAGTAACGAGAATGAGCGAAGCAGCAACGAGCAAGAAAGAGCCGAACGTGACCGAAGTGACGATGGACGATGGTACGGTTGTCACGTTTCCGGGCAAGCGCCGCCTGCTGAAGTCCTCGACCATCAGCGAAGACGGTTTCACGGTCGAAACCCGTTTCGACTTCGTGAACGGCGAATTCCGCATCTTCAAGATCGAAGCCGACAACAAGCTGTTCGCCAAGCTCGCCGCGCACGGCGCTGAACAGAAGATCGGCGACGAAATCGCCGGCCTGGACGACATCGAAGACGCGATCCTGGCTGTCGACAACCTGATGGATCGCCTGAAGGAAGGCAAGTGGCAGGCTGAACGCGAATCGTCGGGCCTCGCAGGCACCTCGATCCTCGCGCGTGCTCTCATCAAGCAATCGGGCAAGTCGGCGCAAGTGGTCAAGGAATTCCTGAAGGGCAAGACGAACGCGGAGAAGCTGGCCCTGCGCAACAATCCGGCAATCGCTCCGATCATCGCGGAACTGGAAAAGAACCGCAAGAAGAAGGTGAAGGAAGCGATCGACACGGACAGCCTGCTGGAAGAGCTGGCGTAATCGAGCAGCATACCAGCGGCCCGGAGCTGGTTTAACAAAAGGCCGGGAGCCTGCCTCCCCCTCCACTTTGCTGCTATCGCGGCTTTTGGACGCGGGAGGCACCTCAAGAGAGTGGTTAGTAGGCGACGTAGGTTTTTGGCGAAACTGGTTGGCGCCTTGTCAGTACTAACCACTCCCTTAAGGCAAACACCACTGCAATAGACCACGGAATTGAGCCTCCCTGTGGTTGTGACTTGCAGCCGCCCCCTTAGTCTCACGGCTAAGGGGGCTTTCTTCTTTTCTGGCCGCTATTAATAATTATTACTCGCGGTCAATTATTCAAGTTTTGAGCCGCACCATCAAAACTGACGTGCAATTCCTCGCCCATGCGCGCACACTAGAATCTCCATACACCTAGTGAGGCTCAATCTCATGTCCCGACTCCCCTACACCACCGACCGCATAGCCCCAGGGCCGGATGGTGAATTCGACCTCGACGCGCTGCTGGTCGAATCGATCCAGCGCGTCGAGGAAACCAAACGACTGCGCACGCAAAAAGACCGGGCGCAACGTGCGGCAAATCCCAATGAACGCGCCTCCGCCTTGGCCGAAGTCCGGGCAATCGAGGACAAACGCGAGTGGAACAAAGTAGCTGTTGTCGCTCTGTTCCGTGAACAGCAGTGCATTACCTGCTCCACCTCTCAACAGCACTTCATTGGCTACTTCATCCACTCCCAACACCACAGCAATCACGGCACCAAGCTCGTCAAATCCACCGATCGCAGTGAGTGGGGAGGACTCCCTCGCGCGCTGAAGATTGACAGCGAATTGGTCGATGCTTGCCACCGCTGCATCAATTCCATCTTTCACCCCACAACCACCATTGGAGAATACCCATGAGCAGAGGTCGCCCGAAAAAGACCATTCCGACTGAGCGCTTCGGCGTGCGACTCCCCCAGGATCTGCACGAATGGCTTGAATCCCACCTGTACTCTGAAGTCGAGGATCGCGTACCCCACGGAGCTAAGAGCGAATTCGTTGTCACCCTCATCCGCCAATACAGAGACAGTTTCGATACCCAGGTTAAAACCCTTGAGCAGGAGTTTCAATCATGAGATTCTTTGTCAGTGGGCCGGTCAGTGGTAAAACTGACCACAACCGGGAGGAATTCAAAAAGGCTGAGCGCCTGTTGCAGTCTCAGGGGCGTGCCTCCTGCACACCGTTTGCTATTCCCGAGCCGAGATTGACTGAGCACACGGAAAGCGACGAAGCTGTCTGGAGGTACTACATGCGGCACTGTATCCGTGAGATTTGCTTGTGCGACGGCCTCTACATGCTCCCAGGCTGGCAGAACAGCAAGGGGGCACTGATTGAACACCGCCTTGCTCGCGAACTCGGATTGCAGATCCTCTACGCACCCGTACCCGACCACGATTAACTGCAGTACCCACACCACCAAACAGGGGCTGGCCCCTACAGGACATTTTTTCATGAACGCTCAGTATGAAACCATCACAGAAAACTACGCACCGGCAGCGCAAAGTGGCTTCACGCCGACGCCAGAGCAAAGGCTGGCAATCGACGCAATCGTTGAATTCGTCTCAGCACCCACAACCGAAAGCTGGTACTTCTGCTTCGTTGGCTACGCGGGCACCGGCAAGACAAGCTGCATGCGTGAAGTTGTTGCGCGCTTTAGCTCATCGCGCACGAAGTTTGCTTATACGGCTCCGACGAACAAAGCGGCAAAAGTTCTGAAGGCCATGACTGGAGAGGCCTCGACCATTTACAGTCTGTTGGGCCTTCGCGTGGACAAGGATGGGGAAACCAAGCGGGTGGTTGGTGGAAAGACCATCGACTTGAGCGACCTCGACGTGATCGTGGTTGATGAAGCCTCAATGGTGAACGCGCACCTGTTCGGGATTCTCAACGATGTGGCAGCGAAGTGGGGATTGCGTGTTGTGTTCATGGGCGACCTCGCACAGCTTCCCCCCGTGGGTGAATCCGCGTCCTATGCCCTCACCGGTGGCGATGGTGCGCGCCTCTCCCGCGTCATGCGCCATGACAACCAAATCCTCTCACTCGCCACTCGAATCCGCGAGGTGATCGAACATCCTGCCCCGTCAATCCAGATCCGCTCAGACAACGATGGCCAGCAAGGTGTCTGGAAAATGACCAAGTTCGAGTTCAAAAAGTCGATTTTCGATGCTGCGCAGCATGGGGAGTTTGCTGATGGCGCAAAATCGAAGGTCATTTCGTGGCGTAACAAGCTGGTGAATGAGTACAACAATATCATCAGAGCCGCGATTTTTGGTGCAGAGGCGGTTCCTGGGTACTTTTTGCCGGGCGATCGGATTGTGGCAGGTGCGCCGTGCGAGCGCGGGGACGAACTGCTCATGACCACGGATGAGGAGGCGATTGTCGAGTCGATTGCCGTGACCGTGCACCCGTTCGAACCCAAGTACAAGGCCATTGAACTGAAGTGTGTGACCGAAAGCAACAGGATCGCTCGGCTGTTGGTTATTCATCCTGAGTCCCTTGAGGAATCCAACCGCGATGCTGAAGGGTTGGCGCACGAGGCTCGCGGCAACAGTCGGTCGTGGAAGCGGTTCTGGGAGCACAAGGAACTCTTTCATGACGTCCGATATGCGTATGCAATCACCGCACATCGCTCCCAAGGCTCCACTTATGAGCAAGTGTGGGTCGATGCCTCCGACATTCTGTTCAATCGCAACCGCAAAGAGGCCTTCCAGTGCCTCTACGTGGCCTCGACGCGTCCCACGACAAAACTGATGCTCGCATTAGGTTAACTTGCTCGACAACGGCTGTTTTTAGGTGCATTATTGACCGCAGTTAATAATTATTAATAGCGGTCAATTTTAGGAGAATCCAGTGTCCGACATCATCCACACCCAAATCATGGAATGGCGCCAAAAATCCCTCGACGGAACCATCACCCCGGAGGAAATGAAGCAGGCAATCGCAGCAATCCGCAAGGAGCGTGCGGAGATTGAATCCGCTCCGAGAGCAAAAACCACACGCACGCCGAAGGCAAAGGCTGCACCTGTTAACTCCGATGACCTGCTGAAGGAACTCGGGCTGTAATTGCAACATCACCCACAACCAAGTGAGGCTCAAATGAAAGTCACCCAGGAAATGTTCATCCGCGTGTTCGAGGAGCAGGTTGTCGATCCTGACACGCATAACCTCAAAACCAATATCCGCTTCTCTGCACACGAATACGACATGTCAGGTATGGACGGTTGGACGATGCTCGACAATCAACGCCACACTGTCACTTTCTACGTGCCGGATGACGTCGATTTCCGTGCTTGCCGTGTTAAAGCCATCAAAGCCGAAATCGAAAAGACTCGTGCCGATTTTCAAAAGCGTCTGACCGAGCTGCAAGAGCAGTACAACAACCTGCTGGCTATTGAGGGGTGAGGAGATCATGACAAGCCAACAGAAGCAAACGAGCGTAGTGCAGGCCGCCGACGAATGGTTGCAAAGCGGCGGCCTGCTGTATCGACTGACCGACGAACGACGCCCGCAGAACCGCGACGAGGTCAACGTCACGATGGTTGACGGGTCCCGAGACGACGCCGCCCGCACCGCTCGCGCAACGGAACTGCTTGATCTGATTTCTGGCAATGCCGCTTCTCGCGAAGTGCGGGCCGTCGATAAGAGCCGCGCTGATGCGCTGACGGATGAGCAGATCGACAAGATCGCCGACGAGGTGATCAAGCGCGTTGCAGGAGAACGTATCAGCTACGGGCAGGCTTGCAGATTCACCCGTGCGATCCTCGCCGCCGCCCCCACGCCTCCCGCAGATGCAGCGGCAGGAAGGTTGCGGGACGGAACGCCGCTCGACAAGTCGGTCGTTCACCGGTTGGCGGTGCAGATGGGGATCATCCCCGCAGATGCAGCGGCAGCGCCGGGTGACGAGCGGGCGGTCGAAGAAGCCGGGGTGCCGACCGGCATCTATGATGGTGATACCCCGGAGAGCCGGGCTGCGTTCCGTGATTACGACCGTCGAGAACTGGTGCGAACGCGAAGCAAATGGCAAGTCTGGCGTGATGCATGCGCATGGCAAGCCAGCGCGGCAGTGTCGCAGTCCGCAGCACCGGCAGACGAGCGGGCGGCACTCACGTCCGGCGGTTATTTCGTCTACGACCCGGCCGGCAATTACTTCGAGCGCTTTGACACCGACACTGAGCGCGATGCGGCACATCGCGATGCGATCAACGAATACCGTCGCGAGGCGCAATACGATCAAGAATGGTCGGAGGATGTTGATCAAATAATTTCCGGCATCGTTACGCACACGACGGGAGAACTGAAGGTTGATGAAGGCTGCTACGACTATGCACCCCGCGCGGCAGCAGCGCAGCCCGAAACGAAACCGACCGAAGCTGAAATTCTCGACCTGATCTACGAATGCAATCTCGGCGGGGCTACTGAGCAGCAGGCTATGGATTTCGCTAACCGACTTCTCAATTTCTGAGGTTCTTCATGGACATTTTTACTTTGCTGGACGCCGCCGCTGAGTGCATGTCACCGGATCAGTATGAAGCCCTTCAAAACGTGCTCACGAGTGATGGGGTAGTAGCCGACAAAAGCACACCGGGAGATAGGCTGGCGCGATGCATTGCAAAACGTATGGCATCGCAGCCCGCAGCGGCAGCGGGGCAAGAGGCGGTGCATTTCGGCGAATCAGACCTCGGTCGCGCCGTTCGCTTGGTTCGTGGATCGGCAACGCCGCCAACGCAGAAGGTTGCGTTCGCCGCCCCGGCCACGCAGCCCGCCACTCTGGCGCTGACGGATGCGCAGAGGCGCGCGATCCACTCAGGAAGTGCTGCGTTGAAGCGTCTGGGCTGGACTGACCCGGCGGGCGTGCTGGACGCCCTTCTCAACGGAGCCAAGCAATGACGCCGCTCGAAGTGAGGCTGTACACGGCCCTGAAACTGATCGCGAAGGCATACCAGACGCCCGCGCAGATTCGTCGCAACAGCGAGAAGCAATTCGGACTTCCCTACGAGGAAGCGCTCGAATACGCCTACGAAAACATCCAGCAGGAGGCACGCAACGCCATCAAGGGAGTCCGTGTGTCGAAAACCAACGGAGCCAACCATGACGATTAACAACGTGCTGACTCCTGAGCGCATCCTCTATTTCGCGCACCGCATCGCCCGCGCCGGATTAGATGAACGCCGCGCGCTCGTGCACGCCATCGAGCGCGAAATTCTCGCCGCGCAGCAGGTGACGGATACCGCCCGGCTCGACTGGCTGCGGGAAGAATGCTGCGACCTGCGATCCGTTTCCGTTCCGACCGGTGGCGACGATTACGACGTTCACTGGGTCGTCATCCAACATCATATGGATGCGCCACACGAACGCGAGATCGGCCGAGGATTTTCCGACGACCCGCGAGATGCCATCGACGCCGCCCGCGCCCACTCCACCAACCGGAACAAAGGCTCCGACTAGCATGCCAGCCTCATTCAACCCACACCGGGAGTCCAGCCACAAGCACTACCACCGCATCAAGCGGACACTCCTGAAGCACACGGACGGCCTCACTGCCAGGGAATTCGAACGACTTCTTGAACTCTCCAGGGCAACGGTCAACCATTCACTCACATTCCTCACCAAAGTGGGGGCAGTTTTTCGCAAGAAAATCCCCACACAAAACGGAGGGAAACGCAAACCTTGGCTGTACACCTGGAACACTGGATTCGATTTGGGTAGTCTCCCATGCGAATCAAAACCTGCTCCACACAACAAGGGCAAGAAGAAGGAGACACACGTTCCTGACGACGAGCCATTCCGCATCCCTAATCGCGATCCACTCACATCAGCGCTATTTGGAGGCTCACACAAATGACCACTCAGCATCGTCCGTTTTTCCCCCCGACTATTGACAGCACTCTGCTTGCTGCATTCCGCTCGTGCCGTCAGAAATTTTTCCGCAGCTATGTTCAGCACTGGAAGCCTGAAGCCAAGTCCGTCCACCTCATTGCTGGCGGGGCATTCGCCTCAGGCATCGAAGCCGCCCGCGACGCCTTCTACGTGCAGGGGCAATCCGCAGAGGATGCGGAAGCTGCTGGCCTCGCAGCCCTCATCAAACACTATGGGGATTTTGATTGCCCTGCAGACTCCGCCAAGAGCCTTGAGCGCATGATTGGGGCGCTGGAGTTCTACTTCTTCCACTACCCCTTGGGCGGTGATGGGGCGACCCCTATTGCCCTCCCCGGCGGTGGGCGTGGCATCGAGTTCTCGTTCGCGGAACCTCTCGCCATCGCCCACCCGGTCACGGGCGATCCGATCCTCTACACCGGGCGCTCCGATATGGTCGCGGAGCGCTACGGCACGGGTATCTGGGTGTATGACGAAAAGACCACCAGCGCACTCGGCCCGACATGGCCCCGGCAATGGGAAATGCGCTCGCAATTCACTGGCTACATTTGGGCACTCCGTCAGCAGGGGATCAAAGCCTCCGGTGCAATCGTACGTGGTGTCGCAATCCTCAAGACCATGTACAACACTATGGAATGCCCGACCTACCGCACCGACTACGAGATTGATTTGTGGGAGAAGCAAACCCTGCGGGATATTCAGCAAATGATTGATTGCTGGAAAGAAGGCTGGTGGGACTATTCTCTGGACAATGCTTGCACGGAATATGGTGGGTGTTCGTTTGTTCCTGTGTGCAAATCCTCGAACCCTGACGAATGGCTCCCCGCCAAATTCACTCAGCGCGTTTGGGATCCTTTAGCACGGCGGGAACTCAGCGTCGCGGAATACGAGGAGCATTGGGGGCATGTGCGGGATGCTGGTGATGAGCCTGCCCCTGGATTGAAGCAGTACGGTGACATCAACGGCGCGTCGCTCGGTGCGGAAATCGGTGATCTTTTGAAGGGGAAGTAAAATGGCAGAGCAGAAAGTAAAAGCAGCAGAGCAGGACGATGGCAAGCTGAAGTTCATTGCGGTTTGTGTGTCTGACGAACACGGCTTGATCGGGCTCTCTAACGACGGTCGCGTGATGGCCTACTTCTGGCCCGAGGAGCCGACTGAACGTGCAGGCATCCTGTTCGATGGCACCACCGGCGGATGGGAAGAACTCCCGCGTGGCGATCGTGAAGGCAACTTGACCGTCCGGCACCCCATGAAACGCGGTTAAAACTGAGTTGACAGCATTGAGGAGTGTGGTACGCTCCCCTCATCACACCACAACAGGCTCGCATCATGTTCACACGGCATTTTCACGTTGAAGGGAAGTATTTGGGCAGCAGGGAGGAGGGGCTGCAGTACATTCACGGTGAACTACACCAGCCTCAGCACTACGCTTACTTCTGCCCGGAGTGTGGGGATACGTGGGCGCGTCTGCCTGTTGATGGTGTGACCACCCCGAATTGGTGGAGAATCATGGGTGGAAATTGCAGGAAGCACCCTGGCCCGTCGAGGTTCATCATCCCAGGCAGCTTGCTGCTGTCATGGGATGAGAAGTTTGGAGAGAACCTGCCTGATGATGTCATCAGGTGGGAATTTGAACGGCATTTAGCTATTTTGAAGGAACCAGCATGACCGAACAGCAAAAAACCAGCTCCCTTCCCGGCGTCAATGTCCTGCTCATGGGGCCAGCCGGTACGGGCAAAACCCACGCAATCGGCACGATGGTCGATGCAGGTGTCGAGGTGTTCTATTTGGCCCTTGAACCTGGCCTCGAATCTCTTTTGGGTTACTGGACGGACAAGGGAAAACCCATCCCCGACAACCTGCATTGGCACGTTCTCGAAGCCTCGAAGGCCAGCTTTCTTGACCTGATGGACAGCGCCAAAAAGATCAACACGATGGCGCTCGACACTCTGGCCAAGACGCAAGATCCGAACCGCTCAAAGCACAACCAATTCATCCAAATGCTGGAGGTGTTGAATGACTTCCCTGATGACCGTACTGGACAAAAGTTTGGATGCGTGGATACTTGGACTCCTTCGCGCGCCCTTGTTGTCGACGGAATGGCCGGCCTCGCCCGTGCCGCCATGTCCCTTGTCATCGGGGGTAAACCCGTCAAAAACCAATCCGACTGGGGGATTGCGCAAGACCAGATCGAGAAAATTGTCAGGATGTGGACGGATAACTGCAAATGCCACTTCGTCCTTATTGCGCACGTCGAGCGTGAACAGGATGCGATTCTGGGAGGTATCAAGCTCATGGTCAGCACACTCGGCAAGGCCCTCGCACCGAAACTTCCGCCCATGTTTAGCGATGTCATCCTCACGGTACGCGAGGGCGCGAAGTTTACTTGGGACACTGGTAACGGGCAGGCCGATGTGAAGACCCGGAATTTGGCGATCCAAGCAGGCCTGTCTCCGGACTTCGGGCCGATTATCAACAAGTGGAAATCTCGTGGGGGTGCATTGTGACCGTAGGTGAACTGAAAACCCTGCTGGATGAATTCCCGGATGCCCTGCCTGTTTATATCAAATGGGAGGGCAGGGCAGTGCAGCTCGAAACACGGGATCTGCAGCAATGCGAAGCTCGACATCATTTACCAGAACGGTTGGAGGTGAACTGATGGGAGATACTTTTCGAGTAATGATGGTAGTGTGCGCCGTTGCGGTGATGTTGCTCATCTTGGCTCCTCTCTGGATTCCTCTCGTATTCGCATGGATTGGTCTTGTGGCCTTCCTTTCCCAATAATTGCCCGCTATTAATAATTATTAATAGCGGTCATTAAAAAACTTCACAAAACCCTGTTGCACCCTTAGCACCTAGCCTCCACAATGCACTCACTCCACAACGGTTGTGGAGGCTACCCAAACCACTCACTCATCAACCTGAACCAAGAAAACACATCATGTCCTTCGACGCAGATTCGTTCCTCAACTCCTCCCTCACCGGCGCAAACTCCACGAAGGTCATCCCGTGCCCGGAAGGTGACTACCAGGGCATCATCAGCAAACTCTCGGCTCGTCAATGGCAATCCAAGGACGGCACCAAAACCGGTGTTGCCCTCGACGTGACGTGGCTCGTAGAAGATGCTGGCGCCAAGGCTGCAACCAACCGCGAAGAAGTCTCCGTCCGTCAGGGCATCATGCTCGACCTCGACCACACCGGTGGTCTGGACATGAGCGAAGGCAAGAACATCGGCCTGGGCCGTCTGCGTGAAGCTGTCGGCAAGAACAATCCGGATGAGCAGTTCTCGTTCGCCATGCTGCAGGGCCTGATGGCGAAGATCAAGGTCGGGCATCGCCCGAACCCGAATGACCCGGAAGTGGTGTATGCCGAGGTCAACGCGGTGACGAAGCTGTAATCAGCAGTATTCAGTACCCTCAGCAACAGCCGCCCCTCGTGGGCGGTTCTCACTGGAACTCAAAGGAAACTTATCATGAGCATCAATCCGACCGTTGGCAGAATCGTTTGGTTCTATCCGTCACAAGATGACGTGGAAGAGGGAATCGACTACCGTGACCAGCCGCTCGTTGGTCAAATCGTCTACGTCCACAACACTCAACTCGTCAACCTGCATGTGCTGGATGCCAGCGGCAATGCGTGGAAATTTGAGGAAGTGTTGTTGTTCCAAGACCGTTTCCCAGAAGGGTACAAAGGCCGCGGTGCGGAGTGGATGCCGTACCAGAAAAAACAGACTGCATTTGCACCAATGCAGGAAGGCCTCAGTGGGCGGAACCCCCTCCAACCTCAACAAAACTGAATACTCCCTACCCTTGCAACAGCCCCGCCCCGAGCGGGGTTTTGTGCTGAAGCCCTACCACCAAACAGGAACACCAACATGACACAAGCCATTCCAGGCATTCAGCTCATCGCAAAAAAGGACATTGTGGTTGATGCCAACCGGCAGCGGCAGGAATTCGACCCGACTGCATTGGCCGATTTGTCCCATGGCATTCAGGCACGCGGGTTGATGCACCCGATCGTGTTGCGCGAGCGGGATGGCCACATGGTTCTCGTCGCGGGCGAGCGGCGCATGCGTGCAATCGAGGATATGTGGATGCTCGGCGGCACTCTCAAATTCAACGGCCAGGAAATCCCTGAAGGGCACTACCCCTATGTCACTCTCGGCCAACTCACTCCGTTGCAGGCAGAAGAGGCTGAACTCGAAGAGAACGTCCACCGCAAGGATCTCACTTGGCAGGAGAACGCGGCAGCAACTGCGCGGCTCCACTCTCTCCGGTCTCGCCAAGCTCAGGCAGAAGGCCGAGTTCACACGGTTGCTGATACCGCTGCGGAAGTTAAGGGGCGGACTGATGGGGGCTATCAAAATGCCGTTCGCAAGGATCTTGTGGTTGCAAAGTTCCTCCACGTTCCCGAAGTGGCAAAGGCGAAAACAGCGGATGAGGCATTCAAGATTCTGAAGAAGCAAGAGGAAACCGCCAAAAACGTGCAGCTCGCCCAAACCGTTGGCAAGACCTTCACCAAAGCAATTCACGAAGCTCACAACACCAATTGCCTCTCGTGGATGCGTGTGCAGCCTGAAGGTCAATTCGACGTCATCCTCACCGATCCACCTTACGGCATGGGTGCAGATCAGTTCGGTGACGGTGGTGGGAAACTCGCTAACAGTGAGCACCACTACAAGGACGACTATGAGTCTTGGAAAGCTCTCATGCACGACTGGTGTGCCCTCGCCTATCGCGTTGCCAAATCCGAAGCCCACGCCTATGTGTTCTGCGACATCGACAACTTCCACGAACTCAAGAAGATGATGCAACAGGCAGGTTGGTGGGTCACGCGTACTCCCTTTATTTGCACTAAGCCCAACAGTGGCCGCGTCCCCCATCCCGACCACGGCCCACGCCGTCAGTGGGAAATGATCCTCTACGCAGTCAAGGGCAAGAAGAAAACCACCGGCATCTATCCTGATGTCATCACGACGATGGCCGATCCGAACATGAAGCACGGTGCGCAGAAGCCTGTCGCATTGTATATTGACCTGCTGAAGCGCAGCGTGAAGCCTGGTGACGTTGTACTGGATTCGTTCGCTGGCAGCGGCACGATCTTCCCTGCAGCACATGCAATGAAGGTCAAGGCAGTGGGGATTGAAATGAATCCTGAATACTATGCTTTGTGCCTGCAACGACTCGAAGGTCTGGTGACACCTGAGCAGCAAGCTCAGGGCCAAAGTCTGATGGCAGAACTCAAAACCCTTGGGAGGTAGCATGGAGAGCAATGGGCAAAGGCTGTATCCATGGCTTAGTGATGGCTGCGTATTCGGAGAGTCTAATCAGCCTATTCGTCCGTGGAATTCCCAACTATGGTTTCTCTCTAACCTCACCATCAAGGTAATCCGAAACGCAATGCAATCGAGCCGAGAAAAACGATAGCACACTGCACCACCATCAACTACACTCTCCGCACCACATACACATAGGCTCAATTTAATGGCACTGCTCAGAATCAAAGGTGTTGGCCCACTTCACCCCAAAATCATGATCGTCGGTGAATGGCCGCATGAGGCTGACCTTCGCAAAGGCGAGCCGTTCATCGGTGGGGTGGGGTTTGAATTCACCAAGATGCTGCAAGAGGCAGGCATTCGCCGTGATGACTGCTATTTGACCACGGTGATGAAAACCCGCGTGTTCCCCGGCACGAAGCTGATTGCGACTACGAAGAAGGAAATCACCCCGCAGCACATCTTTTTCCAGGGAGAGCATGTTCTCCCCGAACTCTACGATGCCGCGATGGAGTTGCGTCGGGAGATTGAGCAAACCCGCCCCAATGTGATCTGCGTCTCCGGTGATGTGGCGTTGTGGGCGCTCACAGGACAAACCTCCTCCCACTCATGGCGCTCGTCCATCATGGATAGCGTGCTGGTCGAGGGGATCAAGGTAATCCCAACACTCTCTTTCAACCTCGTGCATGTGCAGTGGGCGAAGCGGCCATGGATCGTACATGATTTGAAGAGGGTGCTGCGGAACAGCCTGACTCCGGGACTTTTTACCCGCGATTATAAATTTTTAATAGCGGTCAATAATTCGGATGAGCAGTTCCAATCGGTACGCAATCAGTTGGAATCCCTCATCACTTCCGCACGCACGCACCTCGAAACCTTCGACACCCGTCTGGAAGTCTCCGGCGACATCGAAACCCGCAAGGGCCACATTTCCTGCATTGCCTTCGGCTGGTCGAACACCGAAGCATTGTGCATCCAGTTCATGAAAACCAACTCCCCCGAGGGGTTTTGGGAAACTGAGCAGGAAGCTGAATTCGTTTACCTCATCCGACAGCTTGCCAAGTACGTGCAATTGATTGGACAGAACTGGAACTATGATGCCCAGTATATTTTCCGACATTGGGGGTTCCTGTTCGACCACGTTGACGACACGATGATCCGTCAGCACTCGGCATTCAGCAATCTCCCCAAAAATCTCGCGTTCCTCTCTTCGATGTATTGCGAAGACCACCTGTACTGGAAGGACGATCGGGTGAATTGGGAGGAGGGGCAGGATGGCGAAGGGGAAATGCAGTACTGGCGGTACAATTGCACCGATGCCGTGCGTACTTATGCCATCAATAACGTCCTGAAAGGTGTTCTCAAGGGCATGGGCTTGGAGACAGTCTATGACTTCCAGTCCACCCTCCGCCCCAAAGTCCTCAAAACCATGATTCGCGGTGTTCGTGTGAACAACAAGTTGCGTGGGGAATTTTCCATGCAGCTCATGGAAGAGGCTGGCAAGCGTGTGCAATGGATGCGTGACGTCCTCGGCTATGAACTAAACATCCGCTCCCCCAAGCAGCTCCAGGATTTCTTTTACCGCCAGATGGGTCTCAAGCCCCTGATGGATCGCAAGACAGGTAGTGTAACAACCGATGATGCCGCCCTACGTACGATTGCTGCTCGTGAGCCGATCCTACTTCCAATTACCCGCAAGATTGCCGAACTTCGAAGCCTTGGCGTGTTCCATTCTACGTTCGTACTCGCACCGCTTGATCGAGACGGCCGTATGCGGTGCACATTTAACTTGTGCGGAACGGAAACCTATCGATTCGCATCCTCGAAGAACGCCTTTGACACTGGAATGAACATGCAGAACATTCCGAAGGGCGGGGAGACTGAGGACGATGGTCTCGAACTCCCGAACATTCGGAAGCTGTTCATTCCTGATGAGGGGATGGGGTTCTTTGACATCGACCTCGATAGTGCTGACCTGCGGATCGTGACGTGGGAGAGTGATTGTGCGTGGATGAAGGAGCATTTCAAGAACGGTCGCAAGCCCTACGTGGAAGTTATGCGTGAGTACTACCACGACAACACCATGACCAAAAACTCGCACCCACGCGAATATGCAATGTTTAAGAGCCTGTGCCACGGGACTAACTATCTCGGCACGGCGGACGGCATTGCACCGCGTATTGGGCTGAACGTCCACGAAACTGAGCGTATTCAGAAGTGGTACTTTGAACTAGCCCCTGAAATCCGCAAATGGCAGGAGAACGTCAAGAAGCAGGTGTCTAGTCGTCGCTACGTTGAGAACGCATTCGGTTATCGCAACTACTTCTTTGACAAAATTGAAGGCACGATCTTCAATCAAGCGGTTGCCTGGATTCCGCAGAGTACGGTTGCGTGCCTGATTAACCGTGCCTACGTTGCAATCGATGACAACATGCCAGAAGTGGAAATCCTCCTGCAAGTGCACGACTCACTCGCAGGACAATTCCCACTCCGCAAAAAGGAGGAAATGCTGAAGGGTATTCAGGAACACGCAACCATTGCGATTCCATACGACGATCCGCTGTACATTCCTGTTGGTGTTGTGAGCAGTGCTAACTCTTGGGGAGATTGTGATTAATGAACAGCTTCTTTTTCTTCGTCTGCATGGCTGACGGCTCCGTCCACGCAGTGAACGTTGCCTGCTCATCCGAAACCGACCCTCACGACAATTTCGACAGTCTCTTTCAAACCCGCTGGGCGCTCATGGGGAAACTTCCCCTGAAGTGGGAAGAGGTTCGGCGCAAACGGATTATTCCTGATGTGATGACACTTGATGAGGCCATTACTCTCGGGGGTGCGCCGAGAGTGGGCGGCATTGAATTCCACACCACCACCGGGTTGCCGGGCCGAGTAGGGTACCAACACCCCTACTTCGACAACTAACCCGACTCACACCCGCAATTACTTACAAAAAACCCCGCTCTCAGGCGGGGTTTTCTTTTTCCAACCGCGATTAATAATTATTAATCGCCGTCAGAAATTCACTTTTGCAGTGCCGCAGTGATTTGCTGCACCAGCAGCTGCCGAGCCGAGTTATCGATCTGCTGAACTTGCGTCAGCTCCTCCGCCGTCAGCTCCGCCCGCCCCTGCGATTGTGCCTGAGCCACAATCTGTCCAATCACCTGAGCCTGCTGAATCAGCTGCGCTGCCGTTGCCGTTGCCTGCGTGAGCAGTGCCAGTGCCTGTGCGATGTTCATTTCCGTTTCCCTTTCTGTTTGCGGCTCTTGCCTGCCTTGCTCAGTGCAATCGCCACTGCCTGTTTCTGCGGTTTGCCCGCCTTCATTTCGGTCTTGATGTTCTTCGAGACTGTTTCCTTGGAACTGCCCTTCTTCAGCGGCATGATTGCCTCCGATTATTTGGCCGGAACGAGTGCTTTTGCCTGCTGCAGCAGCGTCGCCACCAATTGCAGATCTGCTGTCAGTCCAGGCGACTGCGCGCCAATCTGATTGCTGTTCAGCTTCTCCGCATCGTCCAGTGCAGTCCTCGCCTTGTCCGTCAGATCCAGCACCTGCTGCGCCTGTGCAACCGTAATCGCACCCGATTGCAGAGCCGCTGCCGCCGACTCCCGCACCGCCGCGACCGTGCCGTAGCTGTACGCCAGAGTTTGCGAGGTCGATTGCGGGGCCGGGATCGACGCACACCCCGCAACCGCACACACCATTGCCACTACCACCAGCAGCTTCTTCATTTCTCCTCCTTAGCCGTCAGTGCGGCGGGGATTTCAGGGAGATCGGGCACCTGCTTAGCATAGCCAAGAGCATGCACCACTTTCAGCAGCGTGCGGGCTGCCACGTACACACCAACCACCGCCGCAATCAGCGGAGTGTATTGCTGCGGAATCAGCCCACTCGCAAACCCAATGACCGACACTGCTGTTGCTGCAAATTCTGACGACGTGAACCCCGAAGACGGGGCGCTGTTGATGCTCATTGCAAACCTCCTTGACGTAGTTGATTGGCGATCCTGTTCATGCGACCGTTAGCATAAGCTGGCTGGTTGAGGGATGCAAGGTAATTTAACCGTAGAGCATTAAACAGGGCGACGAATTGCCAAGGGTTCATTGCACTGATTGCAGCAACCGTTTTCGGGCCGATTTGTCCGTCAACAGTCACCCCTGCCACTTGCTGCGCCCATTGCGCCGGTTTCCCCCCATTGTAGGCTGCATCAAGAATCTGATCTGCCGCCCATCCAGGCAACTGATCGCAACTGTACGGCAGCCAGTACTCCTGAATTGCGATCTGCTTTGCCGTCGCCAGCGGCAGATTCTTCACATCCCCCACAAACCCATGCCGCCGAGCCGTGGCCTCCGTCACCCCATACATGGTCGGGCCACCATTATCAACAGTAAACCCTCCCTCATTCTGCAGCAGCACTTGCCAGCACGCATCAAAATTTGCCATGCTTCCCTCCCTTCGTTTTGAGAATCTGCTCTGCCTTGCTTCTCAGCATCCTCTCAATATACTGCTGACCGATAATCCCCAACCCACTGCCAATCGCCAGCAATGCTAGCTGTGGGATGTTTGGCACCTGAATCAGCACCACACCGGCAAGCATGCTCGTAGCAGACCCGAGAATT